CTGATTTCGAAAATCTTCCGGCCATCCACCTCGTAGAACCCAGCTGGATGCATCTCCGCACGACCCCAGACCGACGGAACGATGAAGTCCATCCGTCGCTTGTCCCAGGAGTAGTGCTTCCTGATGCCCATGCCGGCAATCTGGAAGCCATCGCCCTCACCGAAGTAGAGGTCGATGTTCTGCTTCTTGGCTTCCTTGTTGATGACCATCACCGACTGGGCCATCTCCTCGTAAGCCTGCACCTGGCAAGGATGCATCCAGATCGTCGCCTTCGTGCCATGATCCTGACCGAGCCTGTCCCCGATCTTATTCATGGCGAGCCGCGCGTAGGGGAGGGCCAAGGATGTCCCGTTCGCATTGACTCTGTTCGCACGAATCTCCGGAAACAAAGCTCGGTCAAGTCCGAGCCACGAGCCAGTTGACGCGTTCGAGATATGGTAAGGAACACCATACATCGAAACAGGTGGCGTGCTGGCCAGACCAGACACGACCAACTTGTCACCAGCCGTCGGCGTGGTTGCCGCACCGTTGAGCCTGACGGTCTTGTTCTGCAAGTCCATCAGGTCGATCGGTGCCTCGCCGTTGACGGTTCCGCCACCCACGAAGGGCTTGCGAGTCGTCAACGTGCTGTTGTACAGCGAGAGCATCTGGCCGTGACGCATCAGGCGCACACCGAAGCCGTCTACGTCGCAGACCAGAGTGTCCTTGCCACCGGCAGTGGTATATCCTGAGACAGTGCCCAACACGCCTGTGCCGTCTGAGGATACGGCCAGTGCGTCAACTGCCCTTCGGAACTCAACCATGCCAGAGGCAAGGAGCTTCTTGACCGACTGAACGACAGCCTTTCGTGCCGAATCAGTTGCCCACTCGGTCTTCTTGTGCCATTCGATTGCGTGGCGCAAGTGAACCGTATTGATGACCGCCTTCTCGTAGGTCGGTCCTTCGCCGCGTCCGAGGTCGCCGCCTGCCGGATCGAAATGGCCGAACCGTCCACCGGGCCGGATCTCCAGCGGGATTCTCATGTCCCTGTTGGAAATCTGCTCGACTTCACCCTTCTCGATCATCGAATAGAAAGTGTCTTCCTTATCGAAGAGGATAGGGATCTTGGTTCGTACCTTCTCAAGCTCCGTGGCAGCTACCTGTGTTTCGTCCATTGCCATGACAGGTAACTCCTACTGAGACTTCCTCTTAGGCGTATACTTGCCACTCAGGAAATCCAGGTCGCTCGTCTTATTCCAGTTGACTTCTCTTGCCGAAGGAGTTTTGGCGGCGGAAGAAGACGATGACCGACCGGATGCTGGGATGTTAGTCCTTGCCCTTTGAGGTGTCTCGGTTTTGACTGCTGGTTGCGTACCTTGAATACCTGCCTCAGCACGCAGCTTCTGTCTGACCGATGGAATCAGAGACTTAGCGCCCCGCAAGTAGGCGTTTATGATTTCCTTGCGTGTCTCTTTTTGAAACCCGGTCGCTTGAGCTTTGCGCCACAGAGCATTCATCTGTCGGAGATGACGTGTATCTTTAGCTAGAAGCTGATCGACCTCGGTAAAGATAGAATCCTTGAGAGTTCTCTTTAGAAACGGAGAAATAGATTTATCGTTATCTATCCCTTTCGCGATCTCTGCGAGCGTGGCGTCTTTCCCTTCCGCGAAGCATTCGCCTGTGAAGTCGGCTTGTTTTTCTTGCCAGAAGGCTTCACGCTCGGATTTGATCCTTTCCTCGGCCTCATTGGGAACCTCTCGCTTGGCATCGAGGTTAGGAATCTCAGGCTTTCCGTAAAGATACTTAGCGATATGAAGCGCGGCGTTGCGCAGATTAACATTCTCTGACCCTTCTGCGTCCCGAATCGCACTACGTAGAACGTCGTTGACTGCGGGCAGGGTGATCTCTGCATACAGTTCCATCGACTTTTCTTTGACAGTTGGCAGGAAGTCTTTAACGACCTTCCTGAAAGATTCCTTGTTGCCCTGCTCGACGTCGTTCAGCAGCTCTTTGATCGAGCCACCTAGGATTGTGTTCTCGAGTTGGTTGAAGTAGGTAGCTCTCTGTGCTGCATCTCGAGCATCTTCCGGTGATGCAAATATCTCCGAATACGCACGATCGTTGCGTATCGTCTCAGCAAGCTTCGGAAAATCTTTGAAGATAGTCGGAAACTTCTGTTTGATGTCCTTAAAACGAAGCTGTCCTTCAGGAATTTCGGCGTCGTCAGGCTCAGGTTCGGCTGCCTTGACAGTCGGGTCCTCGACAGGCTTTTCTTCCTCGACAACTTCATCTTCAAAGGTGACTTCTCCTGGCTCTTCTTCTGTTGACGTCTCTCCTTCAACAACCGGAGTTTCTTCGGGTGTAGCAGAGTCGTCGTTCAGAATTTCCAGGTCGGACTGAGAACTTGTGTCACCACCAACAACATCATCATCGGCCATCACTCACCCCTTAAGATGCAACGTTTGCTGCGCCTCGCGGCGCTGGAATGCTCTCGGTATCTTTCGCCTTCGGCGGAGAACCTTGCTGAGGGGCAGGCGCCTGTGGCGCTCCACCCTGCATCATCATTTGTTTCATCATCTCCATCTGGTCTGCTTCTACATGATTCTGGAGATGAGCAACGACGTTCATGTAGCCACCGGGATTGGTCATCTTCTGATCCATCCCAATCTCGGACACGCACCATTCCTTGATCACTGCGATGTGAACTTGGTGCTGGTCAACCTCTTGCTCGACGGGAACAGTCGACTCCAAGATTGGAGTTCCGTCCATTGGGTTGATTCCAACGGGCTGTGGCTGACCCTGCAAGAGCTCGTAAATCTCGTATAGCTGTTTGCTCCTGTCTGCATCACCCGGAACTGTCAGTTCGGTAACGCCAACGAGTTCTGCGACAGTGTGTCGGTTCTCAGGATGGAAGAGAGCCTCGTTGAGTGCCTCATTGTTCAGTTCCAACAAGCGCATGATGATGTCGCGCTTCTGCGCCCAGGCGAGAGGGAACTGCTCACTGAGCTCGGGCTCGACCTGTCCAACCTCACCGTTCATCTCTGCCTTACGAATCCACACGTTCACGAAAGAATTCTTACCCTGTGATTTTACAATCTTCTCGTCCGACTTCATGTTCTTGGCGTAGCACTTGACCGCCTTACTTTCCAAATCAGACCAGAAGAATGAAATCATTTTGTAGATGATTTGAAGTCTCTGTAATCCCTGAGCTCGGCTCATGCTGTATTCGGAGGCTGTATCTGAGCCTCCCTGCATTGATCCTCCATAGACGGACGGTACAGTTCCGAGTACAAACTGACCAGCAGTTTGTAGGTCGTCATGGAATTCTTTGTGCTCCCTGGAGAGAAGAGCCGCTTTATTTGTGTAGAAAGCCGCCCCAATATTCCCTCCAACGGGTGCTTTAACAGGATATAAAGACCCAGGGCTAACCTCCATTGATCGGTATTTTTGTAAATCAATGACACTAGAATCAACGAAGGTCTCAGGTATTCCGTGTCGGATTGTCTCGACAGTAAGCTGGAATACCTCATTGGTCATCTCCTGAATAGGAACGATAGGATTAGCATAAGGCTGTCCATGAACACGATCGAGTATAGGATCAATCGAGACGGTCCAATACTCATCCATGTCCTCATCATTGACCTCCGCTAGGACATCGTTGATGTAGATTGCTCTCAATCCATTTGGAAACTGTTCTTTGAGTGCAAGCACTCTTTCGTCGTCCAGCTTCCCGATCTTGTTGAACATCCAGGGGCGGAGCCAGACCTGACGGCAGGTGCAAACATCTTCATCACTGTCGTTCTGGACCAAACTTGGAGCGCGCGCCCAACGATCGTAGCGTTCACTATCAGCAGTAGGAACGATCTTGTCTGCGATATGCGGAAACTTCTCCTGCATCTCAGCAACATCGTGCTCGTCGTTCAGAATCAGATAACCTGACTGCTGAAGCGTCCTCGCTCGAGGAAAGATCTGTACGTTTGTTGCACCGTACAGTTCAATGATTTGACGAGACTTTGCAACGGTCTCTTCCCAGTCGAGTTCCTGAACAGGCTCCTCAGCTGTGTCTGTAAAGGGAGAAACTTCCATCTGACAGTTCGGGCACAACTGTGCATTCGGAGCCGCAGCCTCCATCAAATTCTCTACAGGGGGCGGCGTTGGCTCCGGTTCAGCCTGAGTGTTCGCACTGTTCTCGATAGATGTTTCTGCACCCTCGGGAATAGGATAGTTTTCAATGGGCGCGCCGCCAGGACTATCCACCGGCTGCTCTGGAGGAACCGCTGATGGCAACAGCGTTGCAAGTGGAGACATCTCCGGCGGCACACCCATTCCCAAGCTGTTCATCGGCTGAACAGCTGAATCGCTCAAGGGTTCTCCGCACTCGGGGCAGTAATCCGTCTTTGTTTTGAGGACTCCCTGCCTGTAGTGTCGTACCGTTTCCGTACCGTACTTTGAGTTCTGGTCGTTGAATGTGTAGGCTGCAATGATTCCCTGATTGTACAGGAGACCAATAGCCTTCATGAAAAGAAACGGAACTTTGTTGTGCTTCCGTATCAGTTCAGCGAGGCGCGTGTAAGCCTGAGCCGTGTAAATGTCGGGAGCTTGATCGGCATCCGAGGGATAAAAACGGGTCGCTGGAATTGCTTGAGAGATTGCAGATATGATAACTTCACCGTGGGCCTTGTAGATGTTGACGATCTTGTCTTCGATGTCTGCTTCCTCGGCGTAGTCATAATCCTCATCCGGACTATCTGAGATAAATCGCCAGTCGTGCGCCACCTCGGAGAAGTAGATGTTCTGGAGACCCTCCCAGAAATACTCATTCCTCTTGTAGATTTTCATCAGTCGATCGCGCGCGAACTGATCGCGACTGTCGATCTGCCTGATGATGTCATCGACTGCATTCCGCAAATCTGCAGCAAGAATGTCGTCTTCGGGATCGCCTGTAGTCATTTACTTCTTCCAGAACTTGTCAAGATCTTGCATTAAGGTATTAAACCGCTCGTGCGCGATAGGAATCTTATCGCTCTTATTAAATTTAGCAAGTGCTGACTCGATATTGTTCATCACTGGCTGATGATTGTCTATGAGCTTGGCAACGGATGCCCACAGAGCAGAATCGATATCTCCCTCATTTAATTGAGGAAGTTTGCCTTCCTTATAGAGCTTTGCAATCTGATTGTAGATCGGAGGCTGCTCACCAAACTTCTCGTTCGGATGATAGTTGACGTCGAGTTTGTCCTCACCGAAATGCTTCCAAGCTTGTCCCCTGTCAATCTCGATGATTCCGTTCGGTGTCTTGAGCCACTGGCCCTTGTGCGCGTCGTGATTGGAAGTGAGCCAATCTACGGGATGATGCCGAATAATATCACGAAGGTCTGCAGAACTGAGCTTGGTCAAATCATCATGGCGTAGCGTCGGCCAATCAGACCTATTCCCAATCAAAGGCTGCATCGACCCTAGCTTACCTTCCAAGGTCTGAACTGTTGTTCCAGCGTCGTATAGACCTCCCAGTGCCGCAACCTTGTTTGCCCTGGTCTCCATCTCTGGCATGTGAGCTTTGGAGGGATCTGCAACTTTGAAGATATAGTCCTTACCACCCTTGGTATAGATTTTCTTTGAGTACATCCCAGCTAAGTTAGGATTAGCGTCCTTTAGCTTGAATCCCTCAGGAGCTGCAACAGGCGCGCTCTTAATGCCAGCAATCAGGTCTTCAATCGGCTTGACTTTAGGGCTGCCTGAAATCCATTGACCACTCGGCATCTGCTTCATGAACTGAGTCACGAAGGGGTATGCCGAGGCGTCTGCTTGAAAGAATGCGAGTTGTAGTTTTGCAAAGTCAGACGGATTCATCCCGATCTTCGCGGCTTTCGCTGCAATCTGTTCCGCAACTTCCTGTGGCGTGAACTTGCTCGTTCCCTGAAGGAGCGAACCAATCATGTCGTGATTGAACAGTTCGCGCGCCAGATCGATATCTTTCTTATCAAAACCTTCCTTCTGTAGAATGTCTTCTAGAATAGGAACAGTGAATGAGTGCTGTAAGGTCTTGTCTCCAGAAGCTAGAGCCTGAGGCTTACCGATGTCATGCAAGGGCAGAACGACGTTCATCAGAGCATTTACGTCTGTCCCATACCGAGCAGAGATCTCTTCAAATTCCTCTGGAGCTAGCTGAGTCTCCCACTGCTTGAGCACATCCTTTGTATGGGACTCGATGCTACCCATCTCTGTCCCGCTATGCTTACCAAACTCCGTTGCAACGTGTGGGTATGTATTCTTCAGGTAGTCCAGACTACCATAAGTATCTAAATTCTCAAGCGTGACCTTACCAGGGGCATCAGGCGCACTTACAGACGGTAGGGGCTCACCCAAGTAACCTTCAAAATTGGGAGCCTTTACGATATCGTCGTCGAATCCAGGTATACCCTCAGGCAAAGCAGAAGGTAACTCAGGAGACCAAGGTGCAGGATATATAATAGGCTTGATCTGTTCAAACAACTCTGGATAGTTCTGAGAAAATTCCATCTGCTCAGAACCAAGCATCATCCCCCAAGCACCCTGGATGTTCTCAGGATTGCTGGGATTCTGCGAGGCATTGACCATATCACTTACATAGTTATTCGACGGTGTTGGAATAGATGGAACATCATTTGCAAAATTATCTAACGCTGGTGTTTCGTTTGCGATACCCTGGATTAGTTCACTCGATTTCTTTGTGTCCAAAAGTTGTTGGATATCAGCGGCAGCGGCATGATAACCACTCTGCTTTAGTTGGTCAATCGCAAGTTCATGAATCTGTACTGGACTTAGGTCTGGATTATTTTTATTCCAGTTAACAAATGACTCACTAGAAATACTATAGTCATCAAAAACACTTTGAAGATCATTCCAGTGTTCTTCCATCTTCTCCTGAGTTTGTGGAAGATGAAGTTCTGAGTACTTGGCAGCACCGAAAGGCTCAGGAGCAGGAGGCGGAATTGGAGCGGTCGCACCCTTTTTATACTCGTTCCAAGCAAACGTATTCGTCATCCAGCTATAGTCCTCTGGATGAGACTGAGCAAACGCTGCCTGGGCATCAGGACTGAGCATGTGAAACTGCTCAATCATTTCGTCCGACATGAATGACGGATCGTCGAACAG